TCGAAGCGAGCCGGGACTCAACCGATTTCTCAACTGGAAGGAGATGCGATAATGGCACGAGCAAAGATGCCCAAGCAGAGCGCGAGACAGGCACGGCTGCCCAACGACAAGGGGGTGCAGGTCAGCACTTGGATACCCAAGCACCTCAAGCGCACAACAGAGCGCTACGTGATGGCCTTCAACAACCAGCACCTGGGCGGAAGGATGACGGTCAGCCGACTTTTGTCCTCACTTCTCCAGGCCCACCTCCAGAAGGAGGGCGCCATCGACCCCGACGACTACAACTACTAGAGGAGGAGCCGAAGCGCACCCACTGCTATGACTGTGGGCGCTTCACGAGACTCGGTGCCCGCAGGTGCGGCCCGTGTGATGTTCGAGAGGAGAGATTCCAACAACGGCGTCGAGACGCCGCAATCAGGAGGAAAGCCAAATGGCCAACACAGTGATTTTGATGGGGCGCCTGGGCGCCAAGCCAGAGCTACGACGAGTCGGGAGCCAGAACATCGCAGTGGTCGACATCTCCGTCGCCACCGCAGCCTTCGCCAAGGGCGAGAGGACGACCGACTGGCACAACGTCACCCTGTGGGACAAGCAGGCCGAGCTGGTCTGCAACCTCGACAAGGGTGAGATGGTGTACATCGAGGGCTCGCTCAAGCACGAGGAGTACACCGACAAGGAGGGGAACAAGAAGCGGAAGAGTTACGTGAAGGCCTTCCGGTTCGAGTTCTGCGGGTCCAAGCCCAAGCCCCAGCACCAGACGGGGGCCCAGGGGCAGGCCGGCAACCCCTACGGTGACGACAACCTGAGGTTCTAGTATACCGGCACTCCCCAGGCCCTCGGCAGGGCTCTACCACCACCAATGAGCCAGCAATGGCCTCATCGACAACTGATTCCTGCCGGGGGCCGCTTTACTTAGTGGTGAGCGCACAGTTCGACGAGCAGCCCGACGACGATGACGGCAACGAAGAGGAGCAGGGCGGGGGTGACGCCTCTGTCGAAGTCCTCATCTGACAGCCTCGGCTCTTCGCCGAGCAGTTGCCGTATGCGCTCCTCGTGGGTCCCCATGCCGTCAGGCATCTAGGGCCTGCTGGTCTGGACCATCACCTTCAGTTCGGCAGTGGTCTTGTCGAGTTCAGAGAGGACCGTCTCGGTCTTCTCGACAACCTTCACGAGGCGGGCCTGCTGCTCCTGGATGGAGCGAACGTCTGACTCAAGCCTGACGATGTCGTCCTGGTGCTCTGCGCTCTGGGCCACCAGGGCCTTCTGGGTGTCGTCAGCCTTGGCGAGGTTGACGGAGGCAGACACGATGAGCGTGAGCAGCACGCCCGCCCAGGTCGCGAGCGCCACCACATTGCCCTTGGCCCAGGAGGACAGGCTCACTCCTCATCCCCCTCCACCGCCGCCTCGGCCTTCTTGCCGACGACTGAGAGCAATCGGACGACGAACATGGCAGCGGGGGTGAGCGCAGCGCCGATGGCGATGCCGAAGTCGACCGGGTCGAGGATGATGAAGCCGCCCAGGTGGAGCACGCACGCCACGATGGCGGCAGCGACCACGCCGCTCTCTGGTCCATCGATGGGCTTTGAGTGGATTGTTTTGATCATGACAGCTCCTCGTCGTCCAGGATTTCGATGACGACGCCATCGCATATCTCCATCGAGCCGCTCTCGATGTAGACCTCGTCGGTCCTGAGGGCGGCCAGGGTCTCGGCGATGGACTCAATGGGTATCATCTGGAGGGCCGAGCTTGCTGCCGCAAAGGTCTCGACGCCAGTGGTCTTGTTGAGCGCGTTGAGGAAGGCCGCCGTAATCAATGGGATTTTCAGCAGGTCCTTGTCGGCATCACTGAGGGCCACGGCACAACTCCTCGGCGACGGTCTTGGATATCTTGAGCTCCTCAGGCGCTGCGATGCACACGCGGACGACCTCAGGGTCTTCCGGGGCGTGGACCACGAGGCAGGTGCCCTCGTTCTCGACCTTGCTGAGCTTCCAGCCGCCCGTTCGCAGGTGGTAGACGCTACCGCAGCTACTGAGCAGCATCAGCAGGATGAATGTGGCGCAGTACTTCATTGAGCTTCCTCTGTGTGGCTTGTGACACGCACGAAGCCTATCAGCCTTTCCCAGGCCTCGTCACCTTCTTGTATGACTTCCTTGGCCACGGCACCACCTCCAGCCACCCTGCTGTGGCCGTATCCAGAGGAGTTGCCGGCGACGCATGTGATGGTGCGGGTTATCGGGTCGACCTCTACGACGATGCCTGTGTGGCCCTGCCTGCTGATGCCATCGAGCACCTTCTGCCTGTCTGTGATCGGCTTGGACAGCCTTGTGCGGCAGAATATGAGGCCCCTGGCGTCCGTATCGGTCCAGATATCGTTCCGGGCTACCCGACGCGCTGGTGGCGCCTTCATCCAGTGCCCTACGGCACGCCCTGTGCGGGTGTATTCAATGGTGAACCCTGCACGCGCCACCTGTCGGCAGCAAGAGGAGACGAAGTAGGCGCACCATGGGGGTGCGCTGCTGGGTCGGCCGCCACCGTCGTGGATAAACCATGAGACATCGGGGCCTGCGTTAGACCCTTGGCTCTCAGTGGCGCCTTGCTCAAGCCAGGCCTCAGCCACAGATGCGAGGGCGTCATGCGGCCTGATGCGTGAGCAGATGGCCTTGATCAGTTGACTCATGATTTCAATCAATACAGCCTCGACATGGTGATCCTCTATGGCCTTGGGGTGCTCGGCATCATCAGTCGAACCGAGTCAGCGGGGGGCGTGGTACGGATGGTGGTCGCGGGAGCCCTGGAAGGCCGAGCGACTTCCCCTTCTTCGCTCTGTCTTTGTAGTGCGCAGCGCTGATGCCGAAGAAGTTCAAGAGTATCGGGATGCCCTTCTGGAAGGCGCTCTTCTGCTCGGCGGTTGCATCTCTGCCAAAGGCCTCAGCCATTTGCTGTACGCCGATCGGCGTGACGAGGCCGAGCGTCGGAAACACCACCCTGTCCAGGGCGTAGGCCATGGTGGCCTCTTTCACATTGTCTGGGTTGAGGCCCGCCTTATAGGAGCCCCTCTCAGAGGCTGGGATGCTCTCCAGGTCCCGACCGCGCCAGTCGGTGCCCCTCCCGACCTTGACGAGCCAACTCACGAGCGGGGCTAGTTTGTTTCTGCTGAGTTGCTTTAGTGGTGCGAGGTGCTCCTTGCGCCACGGCACGTGGGCGTCGGGCAACTCCCCCTTCACCAGGAGGTCCTTCGTTGCGCCGATCGGTGAAAACACAAAGGGCCAGACGTATCTCCACGTAGCGCCCAGGCCCTGCATGGTGTCGATGTGGTAGTCGCCTATCCGCATCTTCAGAAAGTCGGCGTTCTCTGGGTCAAAGAAGTTGTCCATCGCCTCCACTGCATCATCGTCGTTGTAGGCAGCGGCGATGCCTGACATCACCATCATCCCCATGGCCCACGACATTTGGCGCTTGGCGCGCCTCATGAACAAGGCACGGGCCTCCGGGGAGACATCGGAGAACTTGCCCTTGCCAGCCGCAAGCTCAATCGCTCGCCACGGCAGTTCAAAGCGGGACATGGTGTAGCGTGGGGCGAACATGAGGTGGCGGGCCACTCCCAGCGCCTTTGCGTTAAACGTGCCCCGGCCCGTGCTGACGTTGACGAGTAGGCCGAGAGCTTTGATGTCGTTGGCGAACTGCTTCTCTTTGGACCCATCCGGGGCACCGCGCAGGTCAGCCTTCCGCATGTCGGCGAGGTTAACGCCGTTCACTTCGGCCACCAGCCGCGCACCCTCGTCAAAAGCCTCGGTTCTCAGGATGTTCAGGGTTAGGCCGAATATGTTCTGCGACGGCTGCACGAGCACGTCCGCCAGCATGCCGGTCTCAAACGCCCTGAACATCCACGCCTCTTCGCGCGCCCTGTGAGGGTCGGTTTCGTCGTCAATGTTCGACCTGCCCTCCACCTCGGTCATCTCAAGGTCGGCGAAGTCTCGGAGGCCCTGGTTGGGCGACGAGAGCAGTTCGATCTGCTTGTCGAGGGCGTACTTGCGGTGGCCTGCGCGCCACGGTGCCGCGCTGAGCGCCACGGGGATGGTCTGCCAGACTGTTGCGGGCATCTGGATGGCAAGGCCAAGGGCTTGTCTGCCGAGGGCGGAGTCGTCACCGGACGAGTTGAGGACGAGCGCCCCCCCAAAGGCCTTCCTGTAAAGCGCCAACCACGGGTGGACGGCCTTGTCGGG